TTTCTCGGCGGCAATCGTCGTGGCAGCGTGGGCGTCAGCGGCGCGGGCGTTCGCCTCGCGGATTTCCTGGCGGGCTTCCCACCGCGCTTGGTCCTTGACGTAGTTTTTTTCCGGCGCGTCGACGTACTCGGCCGGGTTCGGTTCGGGATCCTTGTCGGCGGCGACGACCGGGATGACACCGGGGCCGGCCGGTTCGGCGACGCGCGCCGGCGGCGCGACGGCCGGTGCAGCAGCCGCCGGCTTCGCTGTGGCAACAGCGGTGGCAGCCGCCGCGGGCGCCGCGGCCGCCGGCGCTGAAGGTGTGCCCTTGAGGGCGTCGAGTTCCGCTTGGAGCGCGCGATTCTTCGCCGTGAGGTTCTGAATCCGCGGTACGTCGTCGGGACCGGCCTGCTGGCTGCGCGCGCGGTGCCGCGTGCGGCGATTCGCGTCCTCGTGTTCGGCGAGTGTCGGTTCTTTCGTGGTCGAGACGGGCGCGGCAGGAGCCGCAGCGGGCGCGGGCGCACCGGGGGCGGCCGCAGGGGGCGGGGCGCCAGGTGTCGCGGTCGGTTGTTCGATGACGGGGTTCAAGCGGCCTCAGTGTTCAACGAGTTACCGGGAATGTCAAGCGCCGGGTTCTTCCGGGGGCGTCAGCGCCGCTTGGTTGTCCTGCTGTTCGAGCGCGTGGCCCTGTCCCTGTTCGGCGAGGGCGGCCTGACCGGCGACGCCGGCGGCCTGCTGCGTCATCGTCTGATTGTGCTCGAGCTGTGACTGCTCGAGCCCTTGCGCATGTCCGAGCGTGCTGGTCAACAGTTCGTGCGCGCGCGCGGCGTCCGCTTCATCGGCGGTGGCACCCATCGCGGCCAGTTCCTCGGCGGCATGTGCATCGAGCGTGGCCCCTTTCGCATTCGCCGCGATGTGCGCGGCGGCAATCGTCGCGGCGCCGCGGCGTTCCTGGACTTCGATGTCCTTCTTTGCGCCGATTTCGGCCACCTTCACCTTGCCGGCGATTTCGGCATTCTTCGAGTCGAGCTCGCCCTTAAGGTGCTGGATCGCCGCCTCGGCGGCCTTGATCTGCCGGTCCTTGGCTGAGAGCGCGGCGGTGACGTCTGGCGGCAGGCTCGTCGCCATCTTCGCGCGCATCATCTCGAGGATCCGCGGGTCGAGCATCGCCCGGGCGCGTTCCGCCATTTCCTTGTGGCCGGGCCCGTCCTGGTTCTTGAAGAACAGATCCCCGAACCACGTCATCAACTGCGGATTCGCCGTCAGCAGCTCCGCGATGATCGCGACTTCCTCTTGCCGGCGGGTTTCGAACTGGCGCGTGATTTTCACCGCGATGTTGAACCGCGCGTTCTTGGTCAACACCATCGGTTTCGGCGCCAGGCCGCCCGGGAGCGCGCGGCCCTGCGGCGGCATCGGCTGACCCGGGATGTTCACCCGTACCACTTCCTCGTCGCCTTCGCCGTTGACAATGCGCGTCAGGCGCCCGGGCTGCCCATAGAGCGGGAAGTACAGGCCGTTCAGGATTTGCGCTTCGTACTTCATCGAGCGTTTCAGGTTGTCGAGATAGTTCGACGTGCCCTGCTCGCTCGAGGTCTGCAACGCCTCGATCGCCTTCCCGCTCCGCAGGCGCGAATCGTTGTTCTGGCCGGCGGCGCGGGACTCCGGGACGCCCGTCGTCGACTGAATAGCTTGGTCGAACATGCTCACGGACGCCGCGATCGCCTGGATCGGCGTGTCGACGTTCGTGCGCTGCGGGGGGCCGATCGGCTGGCCGGCTTCCGACGTCGAGTTGTAGGGCAGATACGGCAGGGTCCGGGTATTCGCGAGCTGGTACCACTTTTCGAAGCCGGCGACCTGTTCTGGTGTGAGCTGGAACGGCGGAATCGGCGCCAGGCCGACCGACTCGACCCACTTCGACACCATCGCGTTGAAGCCCTGCTGCGCGTCGCGCGCCGAGCGAATCATGCCCTCGGTGCGGCGTTCGTTGTCGTAGGGGTGCAGTTCTTCGCCGAGCACCTTCACGATCGGCAGGTGGGGGCCGAGCCAGTCGGTCTTCTCGAGGATTTGCGCGCCGTCGATCTTGCACCATTTGATCGATTTCTCGACCACGTTGCGCGTGTCGACGATTTTCTTCTTCTGCGACGTCGTAAGCTCGTCCACCCAGGCCGACGAGCCATCTTGTAGCAGCGCGAGGTCGCGGTGTTCGCGTTCCACGTACCAGTAATCGAGCACGCGAATCGCGCGGCCGGCATCCGTCTGCGTGAACCACCCAGGTTCGTCGGCGCCGAGCTGCCGAAACTGCGCATCGCTGGCGCCGAGCAGGATGTTGTCTTTGTCGTCCGCGTTCTTCGGAAAATCGTGCTTGTAGACGTTCCAGGGGACGTCGTTGCCGATGAACCCCCACTCGGCGTCGCTGCCGTCGGGCTGTTCGTGCGCCGGGTCGAGCGAGACGCTGTTCTGGTTGAAGATCCGATGCACGTACGGCTCTTGCCAGAACGTCTTCCCCGGCATGTACCGGGTCATGATGCAGTAGAAGCCGCGGCCGGCGATCGTCGCGCGACTGAACGCCCAATCGCGGGCGTCCTGCGTTTCCGGCATCCGTTGAATCTTCCGCGTCAGCCCTTCACGCAGGCGCAGTTCGGTGTCATCGATCGGTTCGGCGAGTTCCTCGAAATCATCAGCCGCGATCAGCTCGATGCCGAAATCGGATTCCTTCTGCTGGTTCGTGACTTGCCGGATCGGCGCCTTGACCTTGTTGATGACGAGACAGGGGCGCGCGGGCACCGGCGGCAAGCCGGTCGCGGTGTTGCCTTGCTGCGCCTGGCGCGCGATGAGCGTCGCCGGATCCCACTGTTCGCCAGCATAGAACGCGAGGTCGTCGAGCTCGCGCAGCCGCGTGTTCGTCGTGGCGTCGCCTTCGAGTTCGAAGCGTTCTTTCGCGAGGGTGAGGGTCGCGCGGTCGTCGCGGGACATGCGGAAATCGAGCGTGCTGCGTTTCACGAGCGGGGCCGCGACGCGACGTTTCCGTGGCGGGGCCATTTACGGGGCGACCGTGTGGCGGTCGGCGAGGTGGCAGCGGTAGATGCCCTGAATCGTGTCGTTGGTCAGCGGCAGCACGCGGGGATCATACACCCGCACCGCTTTTTCGGTCCGCAGGTTCCAGCGGACGCCCGCGCCGGTGTGGGTGCGGACCACCAGCACGTCTTCGTCGAGTTGCGGGTTGTACCAGACGTTGAGTGTCGACGCGGTGCGGTCGAATTCGACGTTCACGATCGCGCGAATCTCGCCGATCATGCGGAGACTTCAGCGGTGACGACGAATTTCTGAAGGTAATGCAGCTTCGCGCCTGTCACCGGGTCGAAGGCGTAGTAGCCGGCGATCGTGAAGATGTCGCCTTTCTGGAACGTCTGTAATAGTGAGAGTTCCGGCACGCCGACCACGCCGTCGACGATCGGCGTCGGATCCGGCCACGGCAGGCCGTTGAACGTCACCGCGGCCGCGCCGATGCCGAGCAGGGCGAGGAATTCGCGTCGCTTCACGCAGGTACCTCGGTGTAGCCATCTTCGAACGCCGCGGACGGCGAGAACGACTCGTAGCCGTCGTCGTAGCGCACGAAGTAGCCGCCGAGATCGGGCTTGTGCCGGCGCAGCCACCCGTCGTTCACGACCGCTTTTTCGCCGTCCGCACCTTCGAGCTCGTAATCGCTCATCTCGGTGCCGGGATCAACCTGTCCCTGCGCTTTTTCGATACTGGCGATCTTGAACGCCTGCACCCGCTTGTGGCACTGGTAAGTTTTCATCGCTGTTTCCTGGTCGGCCGCACGATCGCGCCGCGCGCGCGCTTCAGCCGCTTCATTTCCGCCTCATCGAGCGGCTGCACGTCGTCGTAGATCGCGACGGCCGTTCGATCCGCCATCACGCGCAGCGTGACGCCGCAATTCGAACAGACAGCCACGTTGCGTTCGACCGCGGCCGGCTCGCCCGTCTCGCCGCACGCCGCGCAGGTCAACTCAGCCATGATTATCGATCATGGTCCGCATGTATTTGTCGTGCGCGTTCCGCGCCTCGCAGATCGTGGTTTCAGAGGTCGCGACCGCCACGAAGCCACAGATCGCGCATTCGTGAACGAACGGCTTGTCTTCACAGGGTAAACAGGTGACACGGTTCCCGTTGTTGTCGTAGGTGTGTCCCCGCGGGCCGGTTTTCTCGGCGGCGTCGATGGTGTCGTCAGCCACGCCGGGCATGATACTACCGGCGGTTCCAGACGGTGCCGAAAAAGCTCAGGGCGACCATGCCGGGGATGTACGCCCGGACCCCGTAGCCGCCCGGTCGCGCATACCCAGGCGTGAACGGCTTCGCCGGGCCTTCCGCGGCAATCCGTTCCTGTTCCTCAATCACCGCCGTTTCGCACCGCCGGCAACGGTTATTGACCTGTTCCCACCGCAGATGACACCGCCGGCATTTCCGCTTCATCCGGCCCACCCCGCCGCCGTCGGCATCCACAGGATCCGGCCGTGCGTGCCCTTGATCGCGACCGGCTGCGCAAACGTCAGCGAGAGCGCGTCGCCGTCATCGGGGCTCGCCGCGCCGCGCGCCACCATCGAATCTTTCGCCTCGAGTACGAGCTGCTCGCGCCGATTCAGGTGGAACCCGGGCGCGCAGAAATCGGTCGCCAGCGCATTGTCGCGCGGCGGGATCGCGGCCGTCGTCAGCCAATCCTTCATCTTGTGCCACTGGTACGCGCGCTGATTGCTGTCGTGGTGGTCCGGCGAGGGCCCGCCGAAATTGATCTCGTGCACGTTTTTGTAGCCGAGCACTTTCAACCGCTCGACAATCGGCGATCCGAACGCCGAGTCGATGAACATGGCGTCGACCTGGCGCCCAGGGCGTCGATCCGAGAGCACGTCGGCGAGTTTCGCGATGATGAGGTTCCGGTCGCGGCTTTCCTGCCCGGTGATGCGAATCGGCGGCACCGTGCGGGCGTCGTTGCCCTTCCGAAACCGGCACACGGTCCACGCGGAGCCCCCGCCGGACACGTCGACGCCGCAAATCAGGGGATCGTCGGGTAGCGCCATCGCGATCCGCACTTTCGCGGCCTCGACGCGCGCCGAGTCGATGTATTGGAGCGCACTGGCGGTCGGCGGCAGGCCCCGCACGCGCACGCGGAAGAAATCCGAGTCGACGCCGTAGTCCTCGGCCCATTCGGCGACGAGCGTTTTGTTATGAAACGCGCAATCGCGGCTGTCGATGATGTGCGTGATCCACCGATCGCGCCGCGATCCGAACACCGCCTCGTGAAACTTGCCGTGGCTGCGGGTCGGGTTGCCGGCCATGATGAACATGGGTTCACCGTCGGTCAGCCCGCCTTCCGCGACCTCGTGAATCTTCGGCGGCACGGCGGACGCCTCGTCGAACAGGTAAAACGACGTCGACGACTTGGCGTGCTGGCCGGCGAAGGCTTCCGAATTTTCTTCGGCGCAGGATTGGGGCGCGCAGAACCACGATTCACGGAACCCGTTGCGGTACATGATGACCGAATTGATCGTGAACCAGTGCGCCGTTATGCAGCGCTTCGTCCACTCGCGCGCCGCGGCCCAGGTTTTCTTTTCGAGCTGATCGTTCGTGCCGGCGGTGACGGTGCCGTGGCAGTGCGGGCGCGTCGACATGATCCAGTCGACGATCCAGGCGAACAGCGCCGATTTGCCGATGCCGTGGCCCGACGAAATCGCCTCGCGAATCGGTTCCACCGGGTCGACGCCGTTGAACGCGCGCGCCGTGACGGCCTCGCCGAGCTCCGTCAACACCTGCCGCTGCCACGTATCGGGCCCGGCGACGCCGTTGATCGGCCACGGATAGCAGGCGATGACGAAGCCGAGCGGGTCGGCGTAGAACTGGCCGACGAATTCGTGCAGTTCGCGTTCCGCCCGGTCGGCGTCGGCGATGGTGACGGCGGGCACGCTCATATCGTCAGGTCCGCGTCATCGTCATCCACATCGTTCACGGCGTCAACCGATAGGGGGTCAGCCGCCGGCGCCGCCTCGACGTCGACCACCGGCGCCTCTGGCAATTCCGGCCGCACCAGGCTCGCCCCGCGCAGCGCATTCCGCCGCCGCCCCGCCTCGAGGAACTCGAGCAACTCCTTCGCGCTGATGTTCCCGCCCTTCCCGTCGATGTACCCCAGGTGTTTCGCGCAAATTTCCAGCGCCTTGATCTTGTCCCAAAACTTGATCTCGACCGTCTGGTCCCGCACCCCGTCCCCCGACGTCAGATTCTCGTTCCGAATCTTGATCGACGCGATGCACGCCCGCACGTCCCGCGGCATTTCGTGCAGCGCGCGCAGCGTGAAGATCGGCGCCGCCCCATCCATCCCCGCCAGTGTCTTATACAGTTCCAGCGGGTCGAAAAACGCAATCCGCGCCAACTCCTGTTCGACCAATTCCGCCGTGACGCGGTTCTTCGCCCCCTTCGCGCGTCCCTGGCCGTGATTGGGGCGATCTTTCGACCGATCGCGCTGTGTTCGTACCGCCTGTTGTGCCAGCGCGTGTTTCAGTAACCCCTTTGGTGTGCTCACGCGCAAATGTTCCCCCATTTACAAAAATTTCTATAGCCAAATTTCGGGCTGTGTGGCGGATTGCAGCTTTCAGGGGGGCTTCGGGTTCGGGTTCAGATCGGATCCTGGCCGTGCCGGCCCGTTTCAGCCGTACTTGAGCTCGTGGTCGAGGCCCCCACCTGATAACTACATACGTGAACTATAGGAAGCGTGAAGATTGGCATGGTTCTTGTCTGATACATGGTGTGATCTGTCAGTAGAGCTGTTGGAACCTTCTGACCGTCGAGCTCTACCATTAACCAACCTGCCCAACCTACCAACCACCGACCCCACTTTTGTAAAGTTCTCTATGTTTACAATGTGTGTAAATAAACACCATTCCCTATTTCTAAGACAAGTCTATCTCTATAGGTTGGTAAGGTTGGTATGGTAAACGTAGAAGGCTAGTCTTATCAGCGGGTTAGGTATCCTCGCCGACCTGGGTCGCCAACGGGGGATCCAACCGGCGAAAAAGGTTGGTGTGTCGCCGGATGAGGTGGGAGACTTGACAGCGGGTTTAGACTGCAAAGATGAAGATACGTAAGCCGTTACGGGAGATCGTGGCCGAGGTCGAGCAGGAATACCCGTCTGTGGTCGATTGGAGCGCTTATCAGGGGGCCACGGCCGAGGTGGAGCGCCTCGATCGGGAGATTGCGACGCTCGAACGACGGATCGCCAAACCCCCGCGCCGCGCCGCGGTCCTGCGCGAACGGATCACCGGCCTCCGCGCCCAGCTCGCCGCCATCCTGCGCGCCCACCGCGCCGACGAGCGCCGCCGGCTGACCATTGCCCGCCAGCAGCGCGCCGACGCCCAACAGCGCGCCACGGAGCTGTGGCAGCCGGCGAGGGACCGCGCCGCCACCCTGCGCGCCCGCGCCGCGGCCGTCGCCCCGCCCGCCGAGCCCCTCGACCTCGACCCCAACGACGCCGACTGTAACCTCTAAAGGTGCGCGCGCACGGTCCCCACAAGCACCGCCAGCAGCCCGACGACGACGGCACACGCGACCGACAGCACCCCCGCCGCCAGGATGCCGGTCGCCACATCCCACGCGCCCGGCGTCATCGCGCACCTCGAAACACCGACACATACCCCTCGACGATGCGGATCGCGATCGGCTCACAGGGGGCTTTGTCAAACCACGTCGCGATCGCCGCCTGCCACGACGTACAGACAGCGTGGAACCCGAACCCGATCAGGCCCCGGTCAAGAATGCGAATATAAAGCTCGTCCTGGTTCATCATCGGCCCCCCCCCTCGCCGGCCTGGTCGAGGAGCTCGCTGACCGCTTGCACGAAATCCGCGCCGCCGACGTCGTCACGCCAGCGGCCGCGCGCGTCGACGAGCAGCGCCCGCACGCCGGCCGCGAGCTGTAACGCGCCGAGCGCCGACCGCGCCGAGGTGGTATCGACGAACACGCCGATCACCTGGTCGCCATCGCCGAGCAGCTCGACGCGCCCGGTGTAGCACTCGCCGAGGTGCCCGCAGCCGCGGCAGTTCCGGCACGCGGTCAGCAGACGCGGCACGCCGCCGCACACCGGACACGTCACGATCTGCCGCTCCGGTCGCAGGTCGAACGCCTGCGCGATCATCGCAGCCCCCGCAGCGCGTGCGCATAGACACCGGGCAGCGACCACGACAAGCCCTGATACCGCGGCAGCGACCACCGGCCGCCGCGCGCGCGCAAGACCTCGACGGCCGCCGCGACCGCTTCATCGAAGGCCGCCGCCACGACGCAGAAATGCCGCCCGCGTTCATCGCCGAACAAGTAGCCGCGTAGGTTCTGATCCATGCTGCCCCCCTCTGAGAAGTGAGATTACCAGACCGCGCGCCGACTGTCAATACCGGGGTTGACACTTTGATCGATTTCCTGTAGGCTGTCTCTATCAGGCCGGCAATCCCGCTGGACCTTGGACCGGAGCACATGCCATGATGACGATTAAGATCACCCCGAACGACAACGGCAATCCCCCCGGAAAACTCGCGGACGCGGAACTGCATTTCACGGATGGCCCACTCGCCGGGCTGAAGCTGATCGGGTTCACCATCTGGGAGCGCCGGGTCGATGGCGTCCCGTATCTCGTGACGTTCCCGGCGCGGCAGTACGCCGTCAACGGCGACGCGCGGACGTTCGCGCTCCTGCGCCCGATCGACGGCGCGTCTGGGCCGGCGGCGCACGAAACCATCCGGCGGCTGATCATCGAAGCGTTCACCGAGTACCTGAAGGCGGTGGCCTGATGCCCAAGTTCATCGTGACCGTGGCGCGCGACCTGTCGGAATACGCGGACGTCGCGGTCGACGCGGCCGATGCCGACGCGGCCGAGACGCTGGCGCTCGAGGCCGCCCGGAAAGACCCGCGGGAGTTGACCTGGAGCTACGGCGACGACCGCGAAAGCGTGTACGTCGCGGACAGCGAAGAAAAGCCGTGACCCAGTTCTACTGCCAGGCGTACGAGGCCGACGGTCGGCGGATCGGCGGGTTCGTCGTCGAGGCCAGCACGATGTCGGAGGCGCTGACCAAGGCGGGCAAGAACATCGAGGTCGCGATCCGGCCTGAACAGCACGAGATTCGCGTGGCCCGGTTCGACGGCGCACGCAACGAAAGGGCGATCGATGGACCTGCTGGACCTCGGCAGTCGTAAGGACGATCCGATCGCTGACGACCTCTCGGCCGAGGACGCAGCGACCGCGATGCAGGAGATGGCCGACCAGTTGTCGGAGGCGCCGGCGATCGCGGAGGCGCCGCCGCCGCCCGACCCGTCCACCGACCCAGGCCAGCGGATCTACGAAGGCCCGCGCTGGCGCTGGCTCGCGCGTCTAGGCAAATGGCTGGCCGGCGGTTAGCGATTTCACCAACAGGAGTCTCATGACGCAAGAACAACACGAGCGCGTTCGGTTCCACATCCGGCAGGGCTGCTACTCGGTCCTGACGGTGTTGCTTGGGCTATACGTGGCGGCCTGGGCCGCGCGTCTCGTCGTCGACCAGGTGCTTCGCATCGCGCTGACGCGCTGACGCGTCGAATTCCGATGGTTGAGCCTTGACAGGCTGACCCGCTACCCCTACGATGGCCGCATCCTCGACAATGGACGACCCGGGCGGGCTTCCAACCGATCGTACGCTGCTGGTCCGCATCGTGATGGCCTACGACGCCGACCTCGATGATGAGCTGACGGAAGCCATTGCCGACGCCCGGGCCAGTCTCGGGCTCCGATTATTCGACGACGACGGGAGCGCTAGTACATGACGAAGCACACGGGATTCCGCAGCCGCGCGGCGATTCGCCAGACGGCTGAGCTCGCGGGGCAGGCATACGCCAACAAGAACGGCGTGGCGGTGCTGCTGTTCGGCGTGCAGGGCGGGTACGAGGCGCGGTCGCAGGACCGCGGCGCGCCGAAGGGAAGCTGCACGCTGCTCGCGACGCTGGAGCCGCAGAAGGCGGCGAAGGCCGAGAAGACCGAAAAGGAACGGAAGCCGCCGACCGGACGCCCGGCTGGGACGAAGGCGACCTCGGTACGATCGGCTGGTGCCAGCGTCGGCGACGCCGGATCGGCCGAGGCGCCTCTGGCGGTCGCGTCCCTTCCGGCTCCGAGTTCCGCAGCCGGGCGAGCAGCGCGGCGTCCGTGACCTCGTCCAGGGTCACGGTCACGGCTTCACCGTTGCGGCCTTCTCGGCCCTCGCCAGCGCGCAGTACGCGCAGTCACGCGCCGGCGGCTTGACGAAGTACGAATCAAGCGTCTCGCCGGACTCGCCGTCGCCGATCGGCGTGAACGCGCGCTTCACCGAGGCCTTCAGCCGGGTCCACCAGGTCGGCGGCGGGGAGTTCCGCCGCGAGTCTTCGCGGGCGTGCTCGTCGATCTTGGCATGGAAGCGGTCATGGAAGATCCGCACCACCGTCTGACACCGGCCCGCCTCGGCGCAGGCCGCCGGCGTGACGCAGCCCTCCAGGCAGTCCGCGAAGACGGCCGGCTTCGTCGGCACCAGCGGCCGGTCCGGGAACGTCAGCCGCGGCTCGTTGGGCTCCCAGCCGACAGGCGCCGACTGGGATTCACCTTGAATCCCACTGGAATTCACCCGGGCCGCGAGCACCGCGGCCGGAGGCGCGGTGATCTCCTGCTCGTACAGCCGGCCATCGGGCAGATGCCATCTGACGGCCACCGTATCACCCAGGAGCGCGGCGACGCGCACTGTGCGAGACGAATTCATTCTTTTCCTCGTCGTGCCCTGGAGGCAGCCTTGCGCTTGTTTCGGAGACGGCGCCGACCGTCGGGCGACTGGTCCGACGCCACTCGAGTGTCGCGGAATCTGCGCGACGCCGGGCCGAGCTGCACCGGCAGGAATCGCCTGGAGCTGGTGTTCATTCGCTGGCCTCGTCCTTGATCTGCCGGAGCTTGTCCACCGTCGCCGAGTCGCCGTGGTCGATGATGCGACACGGGTCAGCCGCGAGCCGCACCGCATCCTGCGCCAGCGCCACCGGCAACGTCGCCACGTTCACGACCGTTCGCACGATTTGGCCAAAGAGCTTCATCGGCTGACCTCCGCGACCGCGTGCCACGGATCTCGGCACGGCTGAACCTCGCCGCCGTCCGGCTGCATCGACGGATGACGGCGCGGGTCAGGCGACTCGCATGTCGGACACCGCGAGCGGCCGACCGCCTTCACGTCGTCGCCCGCGCGCTTCAGGCTGTAACCCGGCGGCGGCACCCAGCCGCGGCCGTCGACCAGCGTCCAGCCGCGCGAGATGAGCAAGCGCCGGTGCTCCTCGCGCCGCTGCGCCCGCCGCATCTGCCGCGACGTCGGGACCGGCTTCTCGCGGCGCCGTGATCGAATGCGGATTTCGTGTGCGGCGTCGCCGTGCGCTTTCTCGAGCTTCGCGAGGACTTCCGCTTTCGTGGCTCCGGTGGCATCGCCAAGAAAAGCCCCGGCACGATCGTATGCTTCACCCATTTCCATCCTCTTTCTGCCGTTCACGTTGCCGGCGTTTTTCGTGGGACGCGAGGCCGCCGCGCCGGCCGGCTTCTCGCGCTTCTTTAGAGCTCCACCGATGCGCGACGCCCTTCGCCCAGGCCACCCGGCCGCCGCGCGCGGCAATCTGGCGGTGCTTCTCCGGATCCATCGTCGCGAACCCGCGTATGTGTTCAGCCATTGGCGTTGTCTCCTATCGTGTTGACGGTGCGACCGGCCCCCCACCTGACCGGCCGCGGCGACCTTCTCGTATCTCATCCCCCGTTGCCGGGCGGGCCGTTCACTGCCGGTGCACAAGGTCGCGCCGCTACGTGAGATCGCCCGCGGAGAAACAAACGCGGGCGCAGGCCATCCGGGCCCGGTCTAGCTAGACGTCGGCTGTCTCGCATTCCTTCAGGTCGATCATCTCGAGATGGTCGCAGGGCACCGGCCGCACAACGACACACACGAGCGCGGATCCGCTCTTTTCCGGCCACAGCTTTTCACCGTGCCGCGGGCACCGCTTAGCCGGCGCGATGCCGTGTTTCGCTCTGAGATCCTCAGACGTCGACTGAAACCGATCGGCCGCGAGTACTGCGTTAGCACTCATGTTGACCATCTCCTTTGAAAAAAGATTATCGAAGACTCCACCACCGTCGACGCCACCAAGGCGTATCGGGCTTTTTCTTCGTCGACGGATCGTACTCGTAGTCGCCACAGAGATCCGACCGATGCACCCGCGGCCACCGGCCCATTCGGGCGCTGTAGTCGTTCGACGGCGACACGGCCGGCGCGTGCCGTTTACAGTCGATGTCGTTCGGGTACGTGCAGCCCGGGCAACAGCCGTGCACGCACGTCGCGCAACAAGGTGGTTCATCGAAGCCGTGCGTTTGACACGAGCACTTAGAACGGAATCTCGTCATCAGGCACTTCCGCGACGTCGGACGGGAACCCGCCCGCGGCCGCCGGGAGCGTCGCCTGCACCGGGTCCGGGTCGAACCCGCCATCAGCCGCCGGCTTCCAGCCCGCGCGCAGCCGCTTTGCCCAACCTCGAGCCCGCGCCGCGTCCCGGCGATTGAACGGCGCGACCGGCTTGCCGTTGCTGGTGACTTTCCCCTCGCGTTCGGCCACCTCGGCGAAGTAGTCGAGTCTCGAGGCCACGAGGTCGAGGTACTCCGGCGGGCACTCGGAGTACCGCCGGTCCTTCATGGTGTCGCCCTTCCAGTCCTTCGGGTCTTTCTGCTGGATGACCGGGTTGCCGTACTGGCCGTCGAGGTCAGCATCATCGGCGACGGTCGGCGGCGGCGCGGGGAACCGCGCCAGAATCAGCTTCAGCGTGGCGTCGATCGATTGCAGGACGCCGAGCGTTGTGGGCGCGGCCGCGGGTGTCGGGTCAGCCATTGATATTCCCCTCGAATTCTTCGCGCGCGTAGAGGCCGTGGACGACATCAGGGTAGACCAGGCGCGCGAGCTTCGCGCCGCAGCGCGCGACCAGCATATCCGCGGGGTTACGTCCCCATCCCGACTTTGCCCACTTCGCGTCGTCACCCTGAAACGCCTGCCGGCCTTCCTCGATCGTCACCGACATCTCGGTGGGCGCGTCGTCGCCTTTCCGCTTCGTCGAGAACGTGCAGCGCGTCGCGGTGCGTTCGGTGCAGCGGAACGACTCACAGAGGCCCGAGCGCAGCACCAGCGCGCGAATCAGGTCGGCGGCCAGGGTCGGCTTGCCGTCGATGATATGGAAGCCGCGCAGCGAGGCGGCCGCCGACATGCCCATTTCGCGGCCGGCCATAATCACCGACATCACCGCGGGCGCGTTCCCGTACGCCATGTAGAGGCGCGAGGCGTACAGGTCGAGTGCGAGTTGTTTGACTTGCGCGTACGAGCGGGGCTCAAGCTGCCGTTCCCACTCCATCGGCGCGGGCGAGGAATCGTCGCGGAGCGCCAGCGCGGCCGGCGCGGGCACTGGTCCTGCCTCAAGGCGGGGCCGCGGGGCGTCGATCACCTGGCCGGCGACGGCCGGCGACGGCTTGTGCTCTGGTTGTGCTTTAGCCGCGGCCGGCGGGGCAACAACGGGAGCATTGACTTCCGGGGCGGGTTCAGGCGCCGCCACAGGCGGTGAAACGCGAGCAGGTTCAGGAGTAGCCGCCGGAACCGCTGTTGCTCCCACTTGTTCAGGAACAGGCGCGGCCGGCGGCTGTTCCTGCTCGCCTTCTTCGCCGGCGAACACCGCGTCTTCAGCTTGTCGCTCACGGAGCACCTCATCGAACGCAATCGGCACATCGGTCCGCAGGCGCACGAGCTCGCGCACCTGTTTCATGCGAGGCTCGAACTCGCGCAGCGACGTCGCGAGCCCGGGCGTGAACTCGGTGCCCTTCGTGGTCAGCGCGGTAAACAGATCCTCGAGGTTGCCGTACTTGCCGAGCAGCTCCGCGGCTTTCTTGGCGCCGATGCCCTTGGCGCCCTTGATGTTGTCCGCGGTGTCGCCGACCAGCGAGAGGTAGTCGACAAACTGATTCGGCGAGACGCCGAATTTTTCGAGCACCTTCGACTCGGAGTACTCGACGCCGGACGTCAGCGAGTGCACCTCGACGCGCGGGCCGACGAGCTGCAACAGGTCTTTATCGCTCGAACAGATCACGATCGCCTCGAACTCGTTGAATGTCCGCTTCAGCGCGGCCGCCGCGGCCGCGGCAATCACGTCGTCAGCCTCGAAGCCCTTCGCGCCCCACAGCGGAAAGCCGGCGATGCGCAGGGCGTCGACGGCCAGGCTGATTTGGTGGTGCAGTGCGGCGTCGGCGGTCGGTCGGTTCGCCTTGTACTCTGGGTCGATGTCCTTGCGGAACGAGACGCCGGTGTCGTAACAGACGGCGACGTGCGGCTGGTTGGACGCGAGGCCGTGCACCTTCTCGATGGTGCGGCGGCTGGTGGCGTCGACGTCGGGATCCTTCCCACTGGTGTGCCAGATCGGGTGCGCAATCGACGACAGGTCGATCAGAATGAGCTTCATGGTCAGATGCCCGGAAGCGGCGCGTCGGCCGGCTTCTTCTTGTGCGACTTCCGCGGCGCCGCGCCCGGCGTCGACGTGGCCGCCTTCGCCTGGATGTCGGCGTGCACGGCGAGCAGCCGCGCCTTGAGCGCCTCGAGTTGCGCGATGTCGGTGTCGATGCGGTCGAGCACGAGCCAGAGGTCGGACGGTTTCGCTTTGCGTGCCATAGTTACTTTCCCTTCGTTCGCGGTTTCCGCGTGTCCACTTTGCGGTAGACGGTGATGGTCTGATAGCCGAGCGCCTTGATCAGCTGCGGGCCGATCGTGGCATTCTTCGTGATGAGCACTTTCGACAGGTAGCTGGCGGAGACGCCGAGGGCGCGCGCGCACGCGCGCAGGCTCGTCGCTTCCGTGACGCGCGCCACCAGCAGCCCCTTGAGTTCCTCGAGCGAGATCGTCTTGTTGGTCATAGTCCAGTGTCCTACATCCCCCGTAGTGGTTCGGCACCAAGCAGAAGCAGAGCGCGCACCGTTCGAGGCCGATTCCATCGCGATAGCTGTCACCCACGTTTCGGTCGCCCGAGCGCGGCCGCGAGCGCCTCGCGCCACTCGATCACCATGTCGATCGTTTCCATTGAGGCCGGCTCGTCGTTGCCGAGCCACTCGTCGATGTCGGCCAGTAATTCGCGCGCGGCCCATGCGAGCGTTTCCGGGTTCACAATCGGATATTCGCGCTTCGGAGCGTCAGCCATCTCAGATGTCTCCAATTTCGCTGTCATCCTCAAGGTCGAATTCCGGCGGCGGGTATTGCTCCTTGAATTCGTCTAACGTGATGTGCTTGATCGGCATCAGACCTTCAGGGTTCGGAACAACGACATCCTCGAAAAGTAACCCGCCTTGCCCGGTCGATGCCGGCGGCGAGGCTTTCGCCGAACCCCCGGGCGCGAGCCGCTCGAACGTCTCCGTGCCTGGCGGCAGCCCCTTGTCCTCCGCGCGGCACCCGAACACGTCCGGCGGCCACGCAGGCAGCCGGTAGACCACGAAGACCTTCCCGAACGTCGTCGCCGCGTTCTGGCCGGTGCTGACCGCTTCCGCGCGCGTCATCGACGGGGCGACCGCAGGGCACGGCACGCGGCCGGCGTCCGACCAGGCGTGCACGCCGCACAGCCCGCAGACCGCTTTGGTCCATTCGTGGCCGAACGCATCACGCACCACGTTTCCGTTTCCTTGGCGGCTGCACCGGCCGCGCGGCGCGGCGGCGGTCGGCGTCCTGCCAGTCAAGCATCGACACCGCCATCGCCTGCACCGCGGTCGGCACATAGCCGCTGGCGAGGTCGAAGGCTTGGCCCGGGGTCAGCTCCATATAGAATCTTTCCACTGCATCAAGGTCTTCTGCCACCGCTCCCTTATCAGCACGCAGACGTGGATCGAGTCCTCGGCGCGTCTCCATCGGTATTCCTTCCAGAGTCGGCGCACCTGTTGGAACCACCCACGGTCCAATTCTGATAACTCTCGAGTGCGAGCAGCCAGGCGCGCGCTTTCGCGGCGTCGCCGGGCGCAGGCACTTGCGGTCGTCCTTTGACCAGGTGCAACACGTAACACCTCAGCTTTCCTTTGTTTGTCCGTCAACCTCGAGCGCCACCGCGGTGCCGCCGTGCGCTTTCACAAACGCCACTACCGCGTCATCGTCTTCCGCGAGGATAAGCGCCATGTCGTACTCGAGGCCGGCGGGTTGCGCGAGGTGAATCAGGCCGCCTTGTGCCATCAGCGCGCGCAGCACCGCCGGGGTGATGCCGATGACGATGATGTCGCGTTGTCCGGGGAGTGCGTTTGCGCCGCGAGCAACAATCATGAGTGACAGCGTAAACCAAGCGGTTCACGCTGTCAAGTGGCGGGGTGTTAGTCG